GTTACGGCGCGGCGCGGCATTTTTCCGTAAAAAAATCAAAAAAATTTTTGGGTTTCGTTACAAAAAACGATTGAAAAAGGTAAAAAATGGGGTTGGAGGTGAGGAAAATGGCTGAACAATGGGCGAGGGCTGAACAAATCGCAAAGCTATTTAATTTGAGTGTGCGGCGAATACAGCAGTTGACACAAGAGGGAATCATACATAGTGAAAAGGTGAGTGGACAAAAGGGCAAAATGTACGACCTTGTTCCAACAATTCAAAAATATGTTGAATATCTTCAAAACAAAGCAAACGGCAAGGCAAGAAGTGATAAAGAACTTGACTTGAAAGAGCAGAAATTGAAAGCTGAAATTGCTTTAAAAGAGAGTCAGGGAGAGTTGCACAGGTTAAAAACGGAAATTGCAACGGGCAAATACATATCACTGGAAGAGGTGAGTTTGGATTATCAGAAATTTTTTGTTATTCTTAAAAAATTTGTTCTTGCTGTTCCGAACCGTATAGGTGGACTGCTGACGGGATACGTTGACCCTGTGGTAATACGCTCACTGGAAAAGGACATGACAAAAGAATGTACAGAGATGCTGAAAACTTTTGTCCTGGCAGCTAAAACCGAAACAAAAGACGGTGAGGTAGATTGAAGAAGAGAAAGTACAGTATCAGAAAATACATCGTTCCCGAATATATAAAAAAATCGTTGGAGCTGCTGAAACCGCCGGAAGAATTGACGGTTTCGGAATGGGCCGGAAAATATAGATTTCTGGATGAACGCAGCAGCAGCATGCCCGGCAAGTGGAAAAATGAAATGACACCCTATTTAGTCGGCATAATGGACGAGTTTAACAATTATCAAACTGAAAAAATTGTATTTTGCAAATGCACGCAGTTGGGTGGTACAGAAGCGTTAAACAACATGATATGTTTCAGCGTAGCACAAGACCCAGCTCCAATGATGATTGTTTATCCAACAAGTGAACTTGCAGACTCGGTTGTGGAACAAAGAATAAAACCGATGCTAAAGGCAAGCAAAGAGACAAAAAAACACTTCAAAGAAAGAAACAGCACTAAAAAAGAATTGCAATTTGACAATATGTATGTTAGCATTGTCGGCTCAAACTCACCGAGCGAATTGGCTTCAAGACCTATTCGTTACCTATTCCTCGATGAAGTTGACAAATATCCTAACGAGAGCAAAAAAGAGGCTGATCCTATTAGTTTAGCTGTTGAGCGTACGAAGACATTTAATAACAGAAAAATATATATGTGCTCAACGCCCACAACACGAACAGGGCATATTTGGGAAGAAAAAGAAAAGGCAGATATTGAAAAGCATTATTTTGTACCATGCCCTCATTGTGGCGAATTTATCGAGCTGAAATTTTCGCAAATACGTTGGCCGGATGATAACGAAAAATTAAGTGCGGCTGATAGAGCAGAATTTGCACAGTACATATGTCAAGAGTGTGGCAGTACAATAAATGATTCCGACAAAATGGAAATGCTACAAAAAGGCGAATGGAGAACAGTAAAAGAAAATACGAAATTCACAAAGACAGTGGCGTTTTGGATAAATACATTATACTCACCGTTTACAAGGTTTTCGCAAATTGCGAAAGCCTATTTAATTGCGAAAGACGATACAGAGGCATTGCATAATTTTACGAACTCATGGCTTGCCGAGCCGTGGGAAGATACCAAATTAAAGACAAATGCCGAGACAGTAATGGAAAGACAAACGGATTTACCAGAATTTGTTGTCCCGGAATGGACACGCTTATTAACGGCTGGGGTCGATGTTCAGGAAACAAGTTTATATTACATAATCAGGGCGTGGGGCGAATATTTGACCAGTCAGCTTATCACAAGAGGGCAGGTTACAAGTTTTAGGGATATAGAAAGAGTCATGAATTTGGAGTATATGAAGCCTGACAGCACGGTAAAACTGGTTGACTTATGCCTGATTGACTCGGGAGACCAGACAGATGAAGTTTATGATTTTGCAGCCATGAACTCAGAGTGGTGTTTGCCATCGAAAGGAACGAGCTCAATGGTAAATTATTTCAAATTAAGTTCTGTAAACAAAACAAGCTCAAAGGCCTATGGTATGACATTGGCACTTGTAGACGGCGGCAAATACAAAGACATGATTGCCGGACGAATGAAACGTGAAAACGGTACAGGATCATGGATGGTGTTTGACGGAATAGATTTGGAGTATTGCACACAGGTAACAGCCGAACACAAAATAACCGAAAAAGGCGGTGGCGGTAAGCTGCGGACTCGGTGGGTGCAAAAAACAAGCCATGCCGACAACCACTATTTAGACTGTGAGGTTTATGGAATGGCGGCGGCTGACATTCTGGGGGTAAGAAGCTTATTCTTGCAAGACAATAATCATGCTCCGGTTGCAAGAGACCCTGTTGTAAACAGCCCTCCGCAAAGACAGGAAGAAGAACAATGGATACAACAAGATAATTCGTGGATTTAATTTAGAAAGGGGTGAAAAAATGGCAGATGATACAAAGGATTTGTCGTCATACAGTGCGGCGGAAATGCTGACAGAGGTAAACAAGGCAATAGTGGCGATTACGGCAGGTGGACAAAGTTATAAAATCGGTTCAAGGTCTTTGACACGAGCCAATATAACGGAACTTAAAAATTTAAGGGATACACTGACGGCGGAGATAGCGGCAACAACGGAGTCAAACGGATTATTTTCAGATACCTATGTGGCCGAATTTATGGGAGTGAGGTGATTAATAAATGAGTTGGTTGGATAATATAATCGGGTTCATTTCACCATATCAGGGCATAAAAAGAGCGGCATTTAAACAGGAACTTGATTATATTAAGAAACACGGATACGATGCAGGCGGTTTTGACAGACTCAACAAACAATGGCATCCGCTTATTGAGTCGGCAGAAATGACAGACCGAACCGACAGGGATATTGTTAGGGCAAGGGCAAGAGATATTGAGCGAAATTCAGACATGGGAAACGCCGTTATAAAAGCCTTTACAAGAAATATCATCGGCAGCGGTTACACATTGCAGGCAAAGACCGACAGCGAAGAACTAAATACAAAAATAGAAACACTGTGGGGCGAATGGACAAAGGCAAAAAACTGCGATGTAACCGGAACACAGTCATTCAGTCAAATTTTGCGAATGGCGGTGAAAAGAAAAAAAGTTGACGGTGGCATACTATTCAAGAAATGCTATACAAACCAGGGCATAGTTCCATTTCAGTTACAAGCATTAGAAGTAGACGAATTAAGTATCTCGTGGAGCAGTCCAAAAGACGAAAGTCACAAGGTCGCAGGTGGGATTGAATACAATTCTTATAATAGACCGGTAGGATATTGGATTTCACAGTATTCGATAGATGGCTTGGAAATAGCAACACCGAAATACTATCCGGCAAAGGATATTATTTATATCTACACCAAAAGCAGACCATCACAGGTTAGGGAAATATCGGACTTAACGCCTACGTTGACGAGAATAAGAGACACCAACGAATTTATAACGGCGGTAAGCGTAAAGGAAAGAATAGCCGCATGTTTGGCCGTTTTTATAAAAAAAGCCTTACCTGTATCTATAGGGCGGCAGATTGTAAACAATGCAAATAATGCAATAACGTATGAAGGTAAAAGCCTTACCCCAGGAATGATTAAAGAAATGAACGCCGGTGACGAAATACAGGTAGTCGACCCGAAAAGTTCGGGAGACGATGCGTCAACATTCTTAAAATTGCAACAGAGGTTAATCGCAAGCGGACAGGGTCTCAGCTATGAAAGCACAACAAGGGATATGAGCGAGACCAATTACAGCTCCGCAAGGCAGAGTGCAATAGAAGATGAATTAACGTATATAGAAGACAAAGAATTGTTTCAGAGTTTTATGTCCGAAGTGTATGAAGAATTTTTAAAAAGTGCAGTTTTATCAGGTATGATTACAATACCTGATTTTTTTGCCCAGAAAACGGAATATTCAAAGCACACGTGGATAGCGGGGCAGAAAAGGTGGATTGACCCGGTAAAAGAAGCAAATGCTAATAGAATAGCGTTAGAAAATGGAATGAAAACATTCCAACAGATAGCGGCAGAAAACGGAAAAGACTGGAAAGAACAGATTGACGATATGGCAGCCGCCAAAGAATATGCAGAAAAGGCAGGAGTCAGTATTGTAGGAGGTGGGATAAATGGCTGATAAAAATTTACAGCGAGATATTTTTGATATGCAGGTAAAAGCCGATGAGGAAAACAGCAATGTATTTGAGTTAAGTTTTTCATCGGAAGAACCTTACATGAGATATTTCGGGAATGAGATTTTAGACCATGCAGACGGGGCGTGTGATTTAAGCCGATTAAACGAGATTGGTGTTGTACTTTTTAACCATGACAGGGATAAAGTCATTGGAAAGATTGAAAATGCGTGGGTGGAAGACAACAGAGGAAAAGCCAAAATCAAATTTGACGAAGACAATGACTCAAAAGTGATAATGGAGAAAGTAGCAAATGGTACCTTAAAAGGTGTTTCTGTTGGATATGTAATTGACAACTTGGAGATTGTGGAAAAGGGAAAAACGTCAACAGACGGACGTTTTGAAGGGCCGTGTTACATTGCCCGAAAATGGACACCTTTGGAGATTTCAATAGTTAGTATTCCAGCTGATTCCACAGTGGGCGTGGGACGGTCATTTGAAGAAGAAACAAAAAATAATAGTGATATGAGTCTGTATGAGAAACAGATTTTCATAAATAAAAATCTTATATAAAAGAAGGAGGAAGAAAGATGGATTTAAAAGAATTAATCGCAAAACAGCAGGCTATTGTAGATAAGGCAAAAGCCGAGGGCAGAGCAATGTCGGAGGAAGAAGAAAGAACTTTCAATGAATTACAGGCCGACATTGACAAGCTCAAAACCGAAGGTGCAGAGGGGGCAGAGGCAGAAAGAAAAAGAATACTTTCTATCACATCAATGTGCCGTGATTTCGGTATTGATGCAGAAACCTTCATTAAGGACGCAACAATGACAGAGGACAAATGCAGGGCTGCAATTCTTGAGGAACTCAAGAAAAGCAAAGGACCGGCAAGTGTTAAGGTAACAAAAGACGAAGGGGACAAATTCAGAGCGGCGGCAACAGACGCTTTACAGCTCCGTTGTGGCCAGAAAGTAGAAAAGCCTGCGGAGGGTGCGACAGAGTTAAGAAACATGAGCCTTAAAGACCTTGCGATTGAGTCAATGGCAAGAGAGGGCAGAAGCGAAAGCGAATTAAGACGTATGAGCGGTGATGAACTTTACAACGAACTTGGACGTCAGTATTTTAACCCAACTTCGGCTTTTCCGGCAATCCTTGATTCAACAATAAGAAAAAATATTGTATCTATCTATGCAGAAACACCGACAACATTCCAGTATTGGTGCAGCAAGGGCAGTGTATCAGACTTCAAAATTACACCAGACCATAATTATATTATCGGCGGCGGTGCGTTTGAAAAGGTTGGCGAAAACGGCGAACTTAAAGCGTCAATACCTGAGACAAGCCTTTTACCACAGAGAAAGATAGATACATATGGAACACAGTTCAGCATGTCAAGACAGGCTTTTATTAATGATGATATAGGATTCTTATCAAATGTGCCGGGTGTATATGCGTCAGCGGCAAAGAGAAAAATCAATACACAGGTCTATGAACTTTTGTTCAACAACAACGCAACAATTTACGACGGAAAAGTATTGTTCAATGCTGACCATGGCAACCTTGAAGGCACAGGGGCAAAGCCGTCACTTGAAACAATCAATAAATTAATGCTTAAAATGCAGACGCAAAAAGACCCATTTGGTGAGGCAATCAATATTACACCGAGAATGTTAGTTCTTCCTGTGGGATATGGTCTCAATGTAGACACAATCTTAAACTCAACATCCATTAAGACAGATGATAATAACTATACAGGTTATAACCCACTTGCAAATAAGGGACTTACATATGTTGAAGACGCAACATTAAACGGTCTTGCAGGTTCAAACGCTTGCCCTTGGTTCTTGACGGCTGACCCGATTTCAGCGAAGTCAATACAGATTGATTATTTAAACGGCAACGAAACACCGACATTGAGACGTATGGAAACACCGGGAATGTTAGGTTTCGTATGGGATATTTACATGGATTGGGGTATCACCGTGATTGACTGGCGTGGCATAGCAAGAAATAACGGTGTTGCAATTACAATTTAAAGAAGGGGATGAAAGAGTATGAGAGCAGACTTTTACCAGAAAGGCGTCAGCATAGACTATAAAAATACCAGTGGGGCAACAATAGCGGCAAACACTGTTGTTGCACTGGGAACAACACGCTGCGGAGTTGCCGGAACAGACATTCCTAACAACAGCGTAGGGGCTGTATTTGTTGAAGGTGTGTGGATTGTGCCGTCAACGGGTACAATCGGTTTAGGGGCAGCTGTTTATTACGATGCATCGGCAGAAAAGGCAACGGCAACAGCAACAAGCAATGTACCGTTAGGCTGGGCTGTAGCGGCAGCTGAAAACGATACTGTAAAAGTCAAATTGTTAGGTTAAAAAGAGGTGTTATGAATGGCTCGTTTTGACGATGACGAAAAGAAAAACAACGCACCAGAGGAAATAAAAGAGGTAACAACAGACGAAACAAAGGGTATTAAGCTGATTGCAAACGGTACATACATAGATGTTTCGGGCGAGAAATACTATGCAGGTGAGGAAATGCTTGTAACAGAGGAAGAAGCAAAAGAACTCTTAAAAATCGGTCTTGCGTATGTACCCGAACAGCCAGAGAAAAAAGGAAGGAACAGAAAATGAGTCCGACTTTTAAGGAAATGGCGGCGAAAGACGTAGGGGCTGTGTTTTTCAATAATGACGAATTTTCGGATATGCACTTAATTGACGGCAAGAAAATGCACGTTATTATTGATACAAACGAATTGCTTGATAGAACCCAGGGCGGAGGAACAACACACTTAGACGGAATTTACAAGGCGCATATACTTATATATGTGCCTGTTTCCGAATACGGAGCAAAGCCAAAAATAGGGAAACTGCTTATTCTGGACGGTAAAAAGACGTATGTAATAACAAACGTCATTGACGAAGACGGTATTTATTCCTTTGAGTTGGAGGCTAACAGAGCGTGAAAAGAACAAAAACAGGTATTAAAATTTCAAACGGTGTCATAAAATTATCATTCAGAAATGATGATGTCACAGTTAAAGCAATAGAAAAGCGTCTGGGGGATATGTGGCCGGCGGCAAGAAAAATAACAAGGTGGATATTGAACGATACAGCCAAAAAGGCAAGGTCTTTACTATTTCAGCAGGCAAAAAAGACGTACACAATAAAAACATCAACGTTCAATAAAACAACAACGCTGAAAAAAGCAACAAAAGCACATCTTGTTGCAGTAATAAGCGTAACAGGAAAGGCAAACAGATTAAAAGGCTTTACGGTTTCACCGGCAACATTGAAAGAGGGAACTGCAAGACCTAATGTTTACAAAGCAAAGGTTGTACGTGCCAACAGTCCTAAGCCACTTATCGGGAAAGGCTCAAAAGCCTTTTTAACAGTATTTAAAAAAGGCGGTGTAGGACTTGTTGAACGTGAGGGGAAAGAAAGATACCCCATTAAATCGTTATACAGCTTATCAGACCCACAGATGATAGGCTCAAAGATAAGGGTATACAAAATCGTAAAACCGGAAATACACGGTATACTCGAAAAAGAGCTTGAAAGGCAGATAGGCAGGGTGTTGAGGGGTGAAGTACGTTGACAGCAGATGTTTTACAGGAAAAATTAATAAAAAGAGTCAAAAAAGTGCTTGAAAGCCTTGAACTGCCAACGGTTTCGGGGGAAAGGCGAAAAATAAAGATATATTCGCAGGATTTGAATATTCCCGATGATGAAGATGAGGACAGTGACATTGAAACGGCAACAGCCCCGTACATAATTGTAAGAATTACGGACGGCTTTCAGGAAACTTGGGACAGTGCATTACAGGTAAATGTTGTTTTTATCATATGTATTTATGCCAAAGATACGGACAAAGAGGGAACAAAAGACATAATGACAATTATAAACAAATTGTATCAATCTTTTGCCGAAAGCCCGAATATAGATGAATTTGAAGCCGAACCGCCGATTGAATGGACATTACAAACCGATGTTGATACATACCCATATTTTTTCGGAGCGGTGTCCATAGGTTTTAACTGTCCTACACCACGTAGAATTGATGAATTTGCATAATAAAAGAGTGTTCATAAGAACGCTCTTTTTTATATTAAAAAAGGAGTGAGGAAAAAATGGCATACAAACACGGTGTTTATGTAAGTGAAGCACCTACAAGCCTGACTGTCCCAACAGAGGGCAGTGCAGGTTTACAGGTCATTTTCGGCACTGCGGCAATACACAGAGCAGAAAAGCTTGAAAATGCAACAGAGCCGAAATTAATTTACAATTATGATGAGGCTGTAAACCAGTTAGGGTATTCAGATGATTTTGACAAATTTACTTTGTGCGAAAGCATGAAAGCATGTTTTGACATGTTTGCAGTTGCACCGATTATCTTGGTGAATGTACTCGATCCGAACAGCAGCACACACGCAACGAAGGTATCAAGCGAAAGCTATACAGCCGTTGACGATGTATTTACAGTCGAAAACGCTTATACAATAAAAAGCAGCATTGAAATAAGCGGACTTGTAAGAGATTCGGACTATACAGTTGAATTTGACAGCGAAGAAAAAGCAAAGATTACGCTTGTATCCGCAACGGCAAAGGGAAAAACAACAGGAACGGTCTCATATAAGTATTTAAATATTTCGGGCGAAAGAACAGCAGTAACAGAGACAGAAATAATAAATGCAATAAACAAGGTAAAAGAGGTATACCCACGCTTTAACATGACCGCCGGGCTTTTACTTGCTCCGGGTTGGAGTCATAAGGCAGACGTTGCGGCAAAATTACAGGCGGCTTGCACAGGTATAAACGGAGTATACACAGCCGAGTGCATACTCGATATTTCTTCAAATGTATCGGACGATGTAAACGCAACGGCATACACAGCAGTAAAAACAGCCAAAGAAAACCTCGGGGCATCAAGTGAACACGCTATTGCGTGCTGGCCTATGGTAAAGAGCGGAAGTCATAAAATGCATATGTCGGCGGTAATGGGTGCATTGATTGCATATACTGACGCTGACAACGGAGATGTTCCGAATTTAAGCCCGTCAAATAAAAGTTTTAAAATCACAGGAACATGTCTGGCAGACGGCACAGAGGTAATAATAGACCAGGACGAAGGTAACGTAATTAACAGCTTTGGCGTATGTACAGCAATAAACATAAACGGGTATAAGGCGTGGGGCAACAATACATGTGCATATCCAAGCAGTACAGACCCGAAAGACCGTTGGATTATGGTAAGAAGATTCTTCACATGGCGTTCAAATAGTTTAATTTTAACATATTTTCAGAGAGTAGACGATCCGGCAAACTACAGACTTATTGAGTCAATCGTAGACTCGGAAAACATAAACGGCAACAGCTATGTAGCAAGGGGAATTTGTGCAGGATATAACGTAACATTTTTATCAAGCGAAAATCCGATAACACAGATATTGAACGGGCAGATTGTATTCCATATTGATTTCGCACCGTTTACACCTGCTGAAAATATCGAATTTATACTTGAATTTGACCCGACAGCAATAGAAACAGCTTTAACAGGAGGCGAATAAAAATGGCAGTGAGCAATATTCCCGAAAAAATCAATAATTTTAATGTCTATAATTCAGGGAATATCCTTGTAGGCATTACAGACGAGGTTACACTTCCGTCATTTGAAGCAATGACGGAAACAATAAGCGGTCCCGGTATACTTGGCGAGATTGAAAGCCCGAACATCGGGCATTTCGGCAGCATGACCATAGAAATACCGTTTAGAGTCTTATACGGTGACATATTCAAAGTTATGAAAGCCGATGAAGGTGTTGACATTACGCTGAGGGGTGCGGTGCAGGTACAGAGCCTTAACAGCGGCAAGGCGTATAAGGGCATGAGAATAGTTATGAGGGGGATGCTAAAGACCCTTACAACAGGAAGTGCAAAGGCAGGCTCACCAATGAGTTCAAGCGTAACACTGGAACTGGTATATATAATGATTGAAGTTGACGGGGCAAAGAAAGTGGAACTTGACAAGTTGAATAACGTGTATAACATAAACGGCACGGATTATTTAGCCAAAATAAAATCGTTATGTTAAAAAAGGAGATACGAATATGGATTATAAAATCAAACTTACAAAACCTTTTAAATTTGAAGATGAAACATATACAGAAATAGACTTATCGGCTCTTGAAGATTTAAGTACAAATCAGCTTGCAGAAGCTGAAAGAAGGTTTGAGAGAAGCGGAAATGTAAGCACAACAAAAGAATTTGATATAAATTATGCCTGCATTGTTTGCTCTATTGCAACAGGAAAGCCTATTGAATTTTTCCTCGCACTTCCTGCAAGAGATGGCATTAAGATAAAAAATAAAGTAAGTTCTTTTTTTTACAGCGGAACATCACAGTCGGAAGTGGCAGAGAATTAAGAATATTGTGCATAAAATTATCAATGAATACATTCGGCGGATTTGAATACTATTTAAGTCTGCCGATTTCTGAATTATACGAAATTACAAAGGAGGTGGCTAAAATAAATGGCAAATAGACAAAGGTTTGATATCGAAATAGGAGCAGATATTGACCCGTCGGTGCGGAAAGCGGCAAGTGAAACACAAAATATACTTAGTTCAATAGTCGGCGGTAATCTTATTTCAAGTGGAATACAGTCAGCAATAAGCGGAATACAATCTTTTGCAAGTGATGCGTTGGATACATACAGAGAATATCAAAAAAGCATGGCGAATACATCGGGTATTGCAGGTATCAAAGACAAAAGTTCAAAAGATTTTGAAAAATTATCAGAGGCAGCACAAGCGGCGGGAAGTGCAACAGCATTTACATCGGCACAGGCTGCGGACGCTTTAGGTTATATGTCACTTGCGGGTTGGGATGTAAATAAAAGCACAAAAGCATTAATGCCGGTGTTAAAACTTGCAGAAGCCACAGGTGCAGACTTGGCAGGAACAGCAAATCTTGTAACAGGCTCTATGAACGCTATGGGTGTCAGCTTTGACAATATGGATGATTTAAACGGATATTTTGATGTACTTGTAAAGGCAAATAATAAATCGGCAACAACAGCCGGGGAACTCATGGAAGCCTTTACAGGTGTAGGCGGTGCGGCAAAGGCTGCCGGACAGGATTATAAAACAACAGCAACGGCATTGGGTATATTAGCAAATGCAAATACAAAAGGAGCAGAAGCCGGAACGGCACTTAACTCTATACTGGTGCGTATGACATCGAAGAAAGAGGCAATGAATGCATATAAAAAATTAGGTGTAAACATATATGACGCTGCCGGAAATACGAGAAATTTCGGAGATATTTTAAAAGACACTAATAAAGCAATGGAAGGAATGACAGAAGAACAAAAAAACAGTTATTTAGCGGCTATTGCAGGCACAAACTATTATTCGACATACAATCAGTTGCTCGAAGGTGTTAATAAAACAGTAGACGGCGGTGCATCAGCGTGGGATAAACTATCAGGAGAAATACAGAATAGCAACAATGCATTAGATACCATGCACGAAACAACAACGGATACGGTTGATTATTCATTTGCTAAACTTGACTCAGCATTGCAAGATGTACAATTAAAATTTTTAGACGCATTTGGTCCCGAAATACAAACTGCTCTTGATTATGTATCAGAAAATGTATTGCCTGCCGTGTCGCAGGCGGCACAGAATTTAGGCAACTTCATTCAAGACCCTGTGATTGTAAAGTTTAAAGAATTTAAAGACTGGGTTGGAAATGTAGGAGATAAAATAAGTGAATTTAACAGTTTTTTGTCGGAACATCAAGAGATACTTGTTGCGGCGGCTGTAGCTGTAGGTGGATTAACAACGGCGTTGTTAGTTTATAACGGTGCGGCAATATTGGCAAGTATACAAAGCGGAATTGAAACAGGTATGCTTATAGCTATGTATACAACGGAATGGATAGCAACAGCGGCAACAACAGCATTGGGTGCGGCTTTTGCATTTTTAACAAGTCCAATCACAATAGCAATTCTGGCAATAACGGCAATAATAGCTGTCGGTGTACTATTGTATAAAAACTGGGATACAATTAAAGAAAAAGCGTCAGAATTAGGGGCGTATTTGCAAGAAAAATGTGAAGGAATGAAGGAAAGCTGGAATAATTTCTGGGACGCCGTAGGCGGAAAAGTTTCGGCGGTTTGGCAAGGTATAAAGAATGCTGTAAAAAGCGGAATAAACTCAGTCATCAATTTCATAAATTCCGGTATAGGACAGCTGAATAAATTTCAGGTCAATGTTCCAAAGGGTGTGCCGATTATCGGCGGTAAGCACGTAGGGCTTAACATTCCTACAATTCCGACACTTGCAACAGGCGGTATTGCCACAGGCCCGACATTAGCGGAAATAGGCGAAGGCGGTGAGCCGGAGGCAGTAGTACCACTTACCAAACTTAGCAATATGCTTAACGGCGGTGTCGGCGGCGGTATTACGTACTCACCGAATATTGTTATAAACGGCAATGCGGATAAGTCGGAAATATCGGAGGCAATGCGTAGCTCGTATGAAGAATTTAAGGAATTTATGGACAGGTATACAAGCGAACGGCGTAGACTTGCATTTTAGTAGGAGGACTTAAAAAATGACAACGGATACATATACAACAGAAAACGGTGATAAATGGGACAGCATAGCATTGAAGGTGTACGGAGACGAAACAAAAGCAAACTGGCTTATGGATAACAATCTGTTTTATGTATCCGTCTTTGAGTTTTCGGCAGGAACGGTATTAAAAACTCCGGCACTGACAGAGGAAAGAAGCGGAAATTTGCCGCCGTGGAGGGCTTGAAAATGAAAGGAAGAAAAGCGAATGTATATATAACATATAACGGAAAAACAATAAAGACAGCTTTAGACAATTTTCAAAACAGCTTTAGCTATACAGACCCGGACGGCGGCGAAAGTGACAGTATAAAAATAAATCTTGCTGACCCTGAAAATCAGTGGATTGCGGCATGGATACCGTCAGCAGGTGACGAAATAAAGGCAGAAATACGGACGGAAAATTGGAACGGCGAAGGTGATGACGGAAAACTTGACTGCGGTGTATTCATAATAGACAGCTTGAGTTATTCAAGAGGCAGCAACGGTTCTTCATTTTCCATAGGGGCTATATCAAGTCCGGCCGGAGACGCATTTAAGGGGACAGAGAAAAGTCAAACCTGGGAGAAAGCAACCCTGAAAAAGATTGCACAGACAATCGCGGAAAGGTACAAGTTAAAATTGTATTTTGACTGTGAGGATATAACAATAAAGTCTAAGGAACAGTCAAAAGCAACCGACTCATCATTTTTAAAAAACTTATGCGATGATTACGGCAGAAAGCTGAAGGTATACAAAAACCAGATTGTTATATTTGACAGAGAGAAATACAAAAAGAAAGAAGTCAAGATAACAATAAAGAAAGAAGAATTAAATAGCGTAAAGTGGAACAGTAACCTTGTGGGTACATATACAGGCGGCGAAATAACTTACACAAACGGAAAAAGCGGAAAAGACATTAAATATAAGACGGGAACAGGCCCGAGAATTTATAAGGCAAATGAAAAGGCCGACAGTCTTGCCGAGGCAAAGCTGAAACTGGAAAACGCAATAGCCGAACAAAACCACAGTGCCGTAACACTTGATATTACGGTACCGGGGCGAACGGATATAACAGCGGCTATGGTAATAAATGTGGTAGGCATAGGAAAGGCAAGCGGAAAATACTATATTGACGAAAAAACGGACAATGTAAGTAATTCAGGCTATACAACAAACTTAAAGCTAAGTAAGGTGTCCGACAGTGACGCGACGGTACTTGACGCCATAGACAGACTTGCAAAATTAAAAATATCTGTCAGCCCTGAATACTGGGTTATAAATTACAAAAATGTAAAATATCTTGATGATTTACTTGTAAATATGGCGGTGAGGATACGCATAAACAACAACTCAAATATTTACACAACAGCCGATGAAGCAATCGACAAATTAGCAAGTGAAGGCGTAATAAACACGGCGGCATACTGGAAGGCAAACAAAGAGGCGTTGCCATGGCTGCCGTTGATACTTATAAATGCGGCAAATGCTTTTTAATAGGCTGTGTGAACGAATAGAAAAATGCTTTTAATATAAAAGGTCAAAAAGATGTTTTCTATTCGCTGAGAGAAGGGTGCAAAAATATATTTATAGATTTATATAAAAATATAAATATATTTTTTATAGAAAAGTATAAATATAGAAATATAGAAAAAATAGATTTATATAAAAGCAGGTGAAAAATGGATACCATAAGAATAGGGCGAATATCAAGTGTTAATTATGCAGAGGGGACGGCAAGGGTAGTATACACCGACAGAGACAATTCGGTCACTATGGAACTGCCGTTATTATCGTATGAATATAAGATGCCAAAGGTTGACGATTTAGTTCTGGTTCTTCATTTACCAACAGGCGGCGAGGCAGGTGTTATTCTCGGAAAGTTTTGGAACGACAACAACAAGCCGAAGGAAAGCGGAGAAAAGATTTACCGGAAAGACTTAGGCGAAGGCTGCTATATAAAGTACGATGAAGAAACAAAAAAGTTACGTATAGACTGCCCGAAAGGAATTCAGATAAAGGGCAACATTGAACATCTTCCGGTAACGGAGGAAGAAAGTACATCTTAAAGAGGTACAAAACATGATAGGAAGTTACGGAAACATAATATTTGAGGTGTCAAGCGAAAAAATATTAAATCTGACGGATTTAAGTACAACATACGGCGGTAACTGGGCCAGTCAGGATTTAATCTCGGGAAAGCCACGAAAACAGTTTATAGGTGCGACAACCGAAACGGCAACATTTAATATGCTGTTAAAAGCCGACCTGGGAGTTAAGCCGTCTGAAATGCTGGAAAACTTACGAAAAAAAGCGGAGGAAGGTTCAGCGGATTATTTAATAATCGGCGGTAAATTAATGTGTGAGAATAAAATGGTAATAACATCATTGTCGGGAAAATTCAACACGATTTACAGCGGTGGCGAGATAGCAAGTATATCGGTATCAATATCTCTTGAAGAATATGTTTGAGAGAGGTGCGGAAAAAAATGATAGAAATAAAAATGAACGGGAACGGAACAACGGAAGAAAACGTAAGGAAATGCTTAACGGTGCTGTTAGGCACAAGAGAAGGCGAACAGGCTCTTGACAGAAATTTCGGTTTAAACTGGGATTTTTTGGACATGACAACAGCGGCGGCAAAGGCAAGGCTGACAGCGGAAATTATAGAAAAAATAAAAAAATACGAGCCAAGGGCAAAAATAAAAAGTGTAAAGTTTAAGTCTGACGTAAACGGGTTATTAAGTCCGGTGTTGGAGGTGAGCGTAGTCGATGAGTAACATAAATGCTTTAAAAAATATTCCCGAAATTTCTTTTATTGACAATATAACATTAGAGGACATAAGAAACGAAATGCTTGACGATTATCAAGAGGCATACAGAGCAGAAACAGGGAAAGAACCGGATATGCACGCAGGAACACCGGAGAGGTTAATGTTATATGCCGTTGCAAATAATTTTTATCAGGCATTGAAGTACATCGACCGAGCAGGGAAAATGGGACTGCTTAAATACAGCGAAGCGGATTATTTAGACAATCTGGCGGTTTTAAAAGGCATAACAAGAAACGAGGCAACGGCGGCAAAGGTTACTTTAAAATTCACGCTGTCGGACATAAGAACATCTGTTACGGCAATTCCGGGCGGTACAAGGGTAGCGGCAGGTGACATATATTTTGCAACAGACGAATATCTTGAAATTTTGGCAGGGCAGGAAAGCGGAACGGTAACGGCAACGGCAATAACGGCAGGAACAGGGGCTAACGGTTTGGCAATAAAAGAAATAGATACACTTGTTGACCCTGTGCCGTATGTGGCAAATGTAACAAATATTGATGTATCCGCAGGCGGTACAGATAAGGAAAATGACGAAAGCCTTACGTACAGAATTTATAATGCACCAAATAGGTACTCTGTTGCCGGCCCGAAAGAGGCATATGAGTACCATGCACGGCGAATACGTTCCGATATTGACGATATTGTAGTATACAGCCCAGAACCGGACAAGGTTAATGTTGTATTCACAATAAACGAGGGTGAAATACCTGACAGCAAGGTAATAGCCGAGGTTGAGGAGGGTTTAAGTGCCGATGATATAAGACCGTTGACGGACATTGTAACGGCAAAAGGCCCGACAAAAAGCAATTACGATATTAAACTGACTTATTATATAAACAAAAGTGACAGCAATCAGGCGGTAGCAATACAGACAGCTGTAAATGAGGCTATAGAAGACTACAAAAAATGGCAACAGAAAATAGGAAGAGACATAAATCCGTCCAAATTAATACAGCTTATAATCGGGGCAGGTGCGAAAAGAACGGCAGTAACAAAACCGCTTTATACTGCCGTAAATGACTATGATATAGCAATAGCGGCAAATACAGAGGTCACATACGGGGGGCTGGAGGATGATTAAGTTATACGATGCCAAACTTACAGACTCAATACCCCGAATAATTACGGAACAACCATGGTCAAGAGCCATAAGCAAGGCTGTAGAAAAACAGCACAAAAGAATTATTGATTTTGCGGACAAAGTTATGCTATATGCCAACATAGACAATTTATCAAGTGAATTGCTGGATATAATAGCGGTGGAAATGAAAGTACAGGCATATTCAGAAAACTATAACATAAGCCTGAAAAGAACTTTGATAAAAGGAGCTATTACTTATTGGAGTAAGGCAGGAACAAAGAAAGCTGTTGCAGATATATGTACTGACATATTCGGAGATGCCGAGGTGCAGGAATGGTTTGACTATGGCGGTAGAGCGGGATATTTTAAAGTATCAACGGTGAATCCATCAATAACAGAGGATAATGTGAATGATTTTAAGGCTGCTATTGAAGCGGTGAAGCGGTGCAGTGCATGGCTCGAGACTGTGGAACTTGTATTATCAACAGAAGCGTGGACAAGCTACACGGGTTTTGCAGTACATACAGCGGATACAATAATTTTGACGCAAAAATAAAGGAAAAGGACGGTGGTAAAAATGAGCTTTACAGCACCAAAATTTACAGACGAGGGAAAAGCCCTACAGGCAAAGGCACAGGCAGGAACGGCATTAAAGTTTACCAAAATGCAGCTTGGTGACGGCGAACTTGGAAGTCAGGCAATAGCGGCAATGACAAAACTTGTAAATCCGCTTATTACGGTAGGGATAAGCGGTGTGAAAGCAGGGAATAATTATGCAACGGTAAAAAGTAATTTCAGCAACAGCGGATTGACGACAGGGTTTTACTGGCGTGAGATTGGAGTTTTTGCGGCAGACCCGGAAAAACCGAATGACCGGAACAGTGATATTTTGTATTGTTACGCTAACGCCGGAAGTCTTGCGGAATACATACCGGCAGCAGGAAGTGAAATAGTTGAAAAAGTTATATCAATACCTTGCATAATAGGCGATGCCGAAAACGTCAGTGCCGAGTTAGAATCGGGAATATATGCGACAAAAGAGGAATTAGAAGAGCATACAAACAACAAGGATAATCCGCATGAGGTCACAGCCGAACAGATAGGGGCTTTGACAAATGAAAGTCTGACAAAAGAAACAATATTGAATAAAATCGGTGTGATTGATATTGAGCATGGTGGAACAGGCCATAGTACAATTCAAGAAGTAAACAATGCTTTTGAATGGAGCAATCCGAATTTGCTTATAAACGGTGATTTTCAAGTTTGGCAGAGAGGTGACAGATTTACAGGAATAGGTAAAATATTTACAGCTGACAGGTGGTTTATACCACTTATAAATAATGATAGCGGTAATAAAGTTGAGAAAGTAAAGAATACATCGGAATGTCCATCAATGTATGCAATGCGTTTAACGAGACAAAATACATCAGGCAAGGTACAAATATACCAGCCCATAGAAAATTATTCCATGTATGAAGGAAAGAAACTAACTATTAGTTTTTATGTCAGAGCCGTTGGTACACCTCGATTTATAGGGTATAGAATCGGTCAAAATCAAAATGGTGGTCTTACACCAACAACGTCATGGCAAAGGGTATCAAAAACTGTAGAAGCGGCACACTTTACGACTGATACATCATGTGGTGGATTTTTAATTTACACAACAGACGATGGATTATTTTCCGCAAATTCGGGGATAGAAATTACAGGATTAAAGGTTGAATTAGGCGGGGTTGCAACACCTTTTACAACAAGAACATATCAGGAAGAATTGGCGTTGTGTCAGAGATATTTTTATAATCCGCTTTATCTTGCCGGAGGATACCCATATTTAACAGAATTATGCACAACAACAAACGGCGGTGCTTTTAGGATACAGTTCCCTGTACCAATGCGAATATTGCCGACACTTTTAGGAGATTTCAGCAATTTGTATATTAAAAATAATGTGGGAAGCACAACAGCCATTACAGCAATAAAACGTGGTGATGGGACGAATGTGACAGTAGGAGCAACGGCAACAACAGCGGGAACATTTACAGCAAATCAGTTTTATTATTTACAGTATAGGGGAACAAGTCCGAATTATACATCAATATTATTTGATGCAGAAATTTATTAAGGCGGTGGAAGAATGGAAGAAGAAAACAAAATAAGCGTTTATATCAAAACAGACTCAAACAGTAATATAACAGATATAAATAGTGATGTTTTTATTAATGATACAGATGGTTGGATAAAGATAGATGAAGGTATAGGTGATAAATATACTCATGCACAAGGAAATTATTTATCAAACGGTCTGACAACCGAAAACGGTATTTACAGATATAAGTATATTGATAACAAAGTAATCGAAAAAACTTACGAAGAAATTCAAAACGAAACAGAAAACAACAATAATGAAACAGAAATATCCGACACAGAGCTTATTCAAGCGGAAATGCTTTTAAATCAGGAAAGCATTATAGCAAAGCAGAAGGAACATGACGAGATTTTAGCGGAACTTTTACTTGGACAGCAGAAAGGGGCATAAATAATGTTTAGGATAATAAAAAGATTTTATGACAGAGGAATTTATTCGGCAGAAGATGTAGGAGTGTTTGTTGCAAGCGGTAAAATTACGGCTGAGCAGTACGAAGAAATAACAGGAAAGAAATACGAAATATAATTTAACTTGCCTGTAACTTGCCTGTAACTTGCCTGTAACTTGCCAGATACCATTTTGTTGACATCAACAAGATGATAGTTATAGAAAAAATATAAATCTATAAAAATAGAAAAGTAGAAAAATATATTTATAGATTTATACTAAAAATGTTTTTAAGACTTTCGGCCGAAGTCTTTTTTTATTACAATTTTTTTATTTATAAGGAGGAAAAAGAATATGAAAAAGTATGCTTATGTGGACAAAATCGGTGTTATGCATCTCGTAGACACAAGAGAGGTTGCAGAGGATTTCAAACAGAGGGGTAAGGTGGTTGAAACAGAAATAAAAGCAAAAAATGGATTCCCGATTGACGAAACAGGCGAAGGTGTAATTGTATACGGCGAGGATAAAATGAAATACGAGGCGAAAGGTGCGGACATTGTACCTATTCCGGCATTTGCGGCACTTTACAGAAAGTGTATAGAATAACTTTTAATTTAAAAATAAGGGCGGAGCAATCCGCCCGTTTTTTTGGAGGTTGAAAAAAATGACAAAAAATATCTTAATTTCAATCATAGGGGTTATCGGAAGTGCTATAGCATCAGCTTTCGGAGGTTGGACAACGGGACTGACAACATTAGTGATTTTTATGGCTATAGATTATGTGACAGGTCTAATTGTGGCAGGTGTGTTTCACAAAAGCACGAAAACAGAAACGGGAACACTGGAAAGCCGTGCAGGATTTAAAGGACTGTGCAGAAAGGGTGCAATGTTACTTGTTGTTTTAGTAGCCTATAGGCTTGATTTGGAGGTAGGCACAGCCTACATAAAAGACGCTGTGATAATAGCGTTTATAGCAAATGAAGCAATTTCCATAATAGAAAATGCAGGGCTTATGGGTGTGCCGATGAACGACACGCTTAAAAATGCAATAGACGTGCTGCAGAAAAAAGGAAGCGGTAGCAAATGAGAAACATAAATAAATGTCACCCAAGACTGATAGACCTTAGCAAAAAACTGGTTTCAGCCTGTAGAGGACAGGGACTTATAATCGGCATAGGAGAAAGCTTCCGAACAAAAGAAGAACAAGATGCACTTTATGCGAAAGGAAGAACTGCACCGGGGAATATTGTGACAAATGCAAAGGGCAGCTCATACAGTTCACATCACCAATGGGGAACGGCATTTGACATATACCGCAACGACGGAAAGGGTGTTTATACAGACAGTGACGGTTTTTTTAAAAAGGTAGGAAAGATAGGCAAAAGTATAGGCCTTGAATGGGGCGGTGACTGGAAAAGCCCTGTTGATAAGCCACACTTTCAGTTGCCTGACTGGGGAAGTACAACAACAAAGTTAAAAAAAATGTACGGAACACCCGAAAATTTTATGGATACGTGGAAGGAAGATAAAGAAATGGTAGAGGAAAGCAAGATAATTATTGACGGAAAAGAAAAGAAGGTAAAAAGAATATTAAAAGACGGGACGAACTATATAGCTATAAGGGATATAGCGGAAAATCTCGGATATGATATAAGCAACAAAGGAAATATAGCAGTATTGAACAAGAAATAAAAATGTCTGTGGTGGGACATTAGTAAATAATAATGGACACGGTGACAGAGGTGTTTGCTATGATAGCTTTTTGGACAAGAAGAATAAAAGAAATATTCATACAGGAGGCCATGCTTGATGAAAAAGAGATAATGTTGCTTGAAAGCTGCATAAAAGGTGAGAAAAGGACGGCACAAGCGGCAAAATTCAACATCAGCCCCGAAACGCTGCAAAGAAGAATAAAAAAATTACAGCAAAAATATGATTGGGTACAAAAGGAACATTCTGACGTTATGCCGGAACGGTTGACGGAAAAATGGCAAAAAACTGACAAAAAATATTATTTGGCGTGGAAACTACACGAGGATTAAAAGGCAGTCACTTGACAGGTGACTGTCTTTTTTTTATGCGAGAATATAAGTATAAAAAATATTGTATAAATTTTTAAGGAGGGATTAGTTATGGCAGAACTCATGATGAAAGATTATGCAGGAAAAGGAACAACAGGACTTGCAATCGGCGGTCTTACAACAGGTATTATAGGAACTGTGGGAGCGTTGGGCGGTCTTGGAGCTTTAGCAAACAGAGGCATTGGCTGCCCAAATGGTGGTGATTATGTAACAAAAGACGAATTGAAAATGATGTACGACCTTAGTGCGAAAGACAGTGAAATCGCTCTTTTAAAAAGTGAAAACGATTCGGAAAAGAAAATGGTTGAGGTATACACGGCTATAGACAAGAAAGCCAATGATATAAGAGCAGAAATTCAGGCCTATAAAGATACACAGAATATAATTAATGCAAATCAGGGTGTTACAAATGCAAATGTAGCGGCTGCTGTAGCGGCGAACAACACAAGCATTACCGAAGTTAATAATATTCTTAAACAGGTCATCAAGCCTGTAATACCTAATTCATCAGTATGTCCGGGTTGGGGCGGTGTAACAATTACACCGACAGCGGCAACAGTAAACGGCACAACGATAGCATAAGCAAAGGGACGGAGCGGAAGGCTCAAAGGCGGCACGCTCAAAAGGGCGTGCCATATTTTTAAAATGGAGGGGAAATATATGTATAAAGGCACAATTACAACAAGCACAGCGGTAACGGCAAACCAGAATATACCTTTTAACACAATTTTAAATACAAATTCAAACACGGACCCAAGTGAAAACGGAGTTATAAAGATACGAAAAAGCGGATTTTATAATGCCGAGGCAAGTGTGGTTATAACAGGCTATACAGCAAGCACAGAAATAAGTTTACAGCTTTTTGCAAACGGTAAGGCAATAGATGAGTCGATTGTTTCAACAGTTGCAGGAGCAACAAATACAAACCCAATTACATTAACAACAGCAATGATACCTGTAAACGTACAGCCGTATAATGCAAATATTGCCGATATTTCCGTGAAATTATCGGGACCGGCTACGATTACAAGCGGCGTGTTTACAATTCAGCAACTTAAATAAATATAAAATATATATTTATAGAAATATATAAAAATATAAAACTATATTTATATAAAAGGGGGCTGTTAAGATGAAAGTCGGAGCTGATAAAATACAGGCAGGACTGGGCAGATATATAGATACCGAAATAGTGGGTAAGACAGACGGAATAAGCAAATGGATTTTGGGCGTAGGCGGCGGAATACTTTCACTTAAAGCGGGCAATTTGATTGAAAATCTGGGAAAAAACGAAGCTGTAAAAAGCCTTGGAATTTTTGACGAAGAAAACAAGATTGACTTAGAAATGATTTACAGTCTTTTCAAGAATGAAGCAAAGAAAAGCCCGGCAAAAATCAATCTGCCCGGATTGGGTTCTATTACACTTACGGAGTCCGATGTTGATGATATATACAAATACATTCGGGAGGCGTGAAAATGAGTATACACGATGAAATACACGAAAAAATAGAGGAATATATAAAAGACGAATGCGAAGATGCCAAGAAATACGGGAAAATGGCAGAAATGGCAGAGGAAATAAACGATGATGAACTTTACAGCATTGTAACGGCTATAGCAAAGGACGAAAGGCAGCATAAAAACCTTTTGGAATACTGGCATGAAAAACATAAAGAGTATTAAGAAAAAAGAGACTCGAAAGAGTCTCTTTTATATTTACAAAAAAATACCTGTTTCGTCTTTTTCAAATTCAAGTCGGCTAAGCTCATTTAATACAGTCTCTTTTATAAATGAATTGCAACTGCGACCTGTTAATTTTTTTATGCGGTCTTTCGTACCACTCGGAAAAAGACATATTCCTCCAAAAA